GCCGGTGGTGGACCATTCGTCGATTTCAGGATCGCCTGCACCCGCATCGACGTTCGTCGAGGACATCGGGAAGGCCCTCTCCGTGCCAGTTTCCGCCGCGTCGAAAGCGAGTGAGGGCTTTGCGGACGTGATCCGAGGCAAAGTCTTCGAGCCGCCTAAGATCATGGTATACGGGATCGACGGCGTGGGGAAATCGACTTTCTGCTCGCAAGCGCCCAATCCGATCTTCTTGCAAGCCGGCCTGGATAAAGGCCTCGAGCAGATCGGCCCCGCGCGGCTTCCGATCTCGGAGACCTATGGGGACTTCCTGTCGAAGCTCACCAGAGTGGCGAAGGAAGAGCATGACTTTCAGACCGTCGTTATCGACAACCTTTCGGCAATCGAGGCGCTCATTCACAGCCAGGTATGCCGCGCGCATAACTGGCCTGTGATCTCGCATCCTGGATTCGATCGAGGCGAGAAGTTGGCGCTCAAGGAGTGGCTGGAAGTCCTCGACCTCCTGAATGCGTGTCACTCGCGCGGAATGTGCGTCCTCCTGGTCGCTCATGCGCGGCGCGAGCGGCTGGGCGACCCGGAGAATCCGACCGTCGAACAGTACGCCCCCGCGCTTCACACCAAGACTTCCGGCGAGCTCTTCCGCAAATGGGTGGACGCCACGCTCTTCCTCACGCGCCGGATGGCTGTCAGGACGGAAGGAAGCGGGGTCGGGGAAAAGAAAATCGGTGTCGCTGTCGGCGCGGACGGCGGGGAGCGTATCATGCGCACCGCGTGGACTCCCGGCGCGGTCGCAAAAAACAGGTACGAGATCCCGGCAGAAATCCCGTTCCCCAGCGAGGGCGCATGGGATCTCGTGATGGGCTACGTTTCGGACTTCTACTCTTCTAAGAAAGGATAGCACTATGGCCGATCTCGGCGATTTCGATGCGAACACAGTCGAGCCCAATCGGGACTTTGAAGCCATCCCTCCGGGTCGGTATGAAGCTATGATCGTGGCTTCCGAAATGAAGCCCACGTCTGCCGGCACGGGCGAGTATCTCGAGCTTCAGATCATGGTGATCTCCGGGCCCTATAGGGATGCGCTCATCTGGGACCGCCTGAACCTCAAGAACCCCTCCGAGAAGGCGGTCCAGATCGCGCGGGGGCAGTTGTCGTCGATCTGCCGAGCGGTGGGCGTCCTCACTCCGCGGGATTCGACGCAGTTGCACAACCTTCCGTTCATCGTCCGGGTGGAAGTGCGGGACTATGAGGAGCGCAAGTACAACGACGTGAAGGCCTACTACAAGCGCGGTTCGGATACTGAGAGGCTCCCGACGAAGAAAGCCGAGCCGGAAGACGGGCCGGCTAAAAAGGGCGCGGGATCGGCTCCCTGGTCGAGAAAGTAGCCTTTTCCTCCCTAGGTAGTCCCCTCTCCACAGGAGGGGGCTAAGTAGGGAGGAACAGCCGACATGAAGACCGTCATCCGCCGCTCTTTCGTCATTCTGATTTTCCTCTGGGATCTGTTCGGGTTCTGACCGTGGAGCTTCGCGCCTACCAGCGGGATGCGGTCGGGGCCGTGTGGAATCACCTTCGGACGCGCGGCGACAATCCGTGCGTGGTGATTCCGACGGGCGGCGGCAAATCGCCGGTGATCGCCCAATTATGCCGGGATGCTGTCGGATGGGGCGGTCGGGTGATGATCGCCACACACGTCAAAGAGCTGGTCGAGCAGAACTTTCGGCACATCGAAAGTCTCCTCCCAGGCTTGAGGATCGGAGTCTATTCCGCAGGTCTCGGCTCGCGCGACACGGATGCTCAGGTCACGGTCGGAGGGATTCAGTCGATCTACAAGCGTCCGGAGGAATTCGGAAGGATGGACCTCATCATCATAGATGAAGCCCACCGAATTCCGGAAGACGGCGAAGGCATGTATCGCACTTATCTCAAGGCGAATTCATCCGCCAGGCTGATCGGAATGACGGCGACTCCCTATCGTACAGGTTCGGGGCGTCTTTGCGGAAAGGACAGCTTGCTCAACCACGTCTGCTACGAGATCGGAGTCAGGGAACTGATCCGCGATGGGTGGCTGTCTCCGCTCAGCTCGAAATCCTGCCGGGAAAAAATCGACACGTCGAAAGTCTCTGTCAGAGCCGGAGAATTTGTGCTCGACGAGCTCCAAGCCGCCGTCATGGCCGACATCGACAAGATCGCCAAGGCGTGCCTCGAGATCGGGGAGCGCACCCATTCCGATCGGAAAAGCGTCCTCGTGTTCTCCTGCGGAGTCGATCATGCGAAGCTTGTGGCGGATATTCTTTCCGATTTCGGGGAAACTCGGATTGTTCTCGGCGACACCCCCCCTGAAGAGCGCGCCAGGACGATCAAGGATTTCAGGGATGGAAAAGTAAAGTACCTGGTGAATGTCGATGTGCTCACCACCGGCTTTGACGCTCCGGGGGTGGATTGCGTGGCCGTCTTGCGGCCTACGATGTCGCCGGGCTTATGGGTCCAGATGTGCGGTCGAGGATCAAGACTCGCTTCTGGCAAAAAGGATTGCTTGATCCTGGATTTCGGCGGGAACGCGCTCCGTCATGGTCCGATCGACCACATCAACATGCAGACCCGGAGACTCCTGATGTCCGAAGGAAAAGCGGCTTTCAAAGAGTGTCCCTATTGCCTTGAAACGCTTCCCGTCGGATGCGGAGTTTGCACCGCGTGCGGCCAGGCGTTCGAGCGCGACGAGGCAAGGCATTCCGCGTCCGCTCACCTTTCGGACGCCATGACTGGCGAGGAAGTCTTTGAGGTGCTCGATGTCGAATATCTCAAGCATTTCAAAAAAGGCGATCCTGACGCGACGCCTACTCTCAGAGTTACCTATGACATCGGAGCCATGTACGGCCCGAGCGAATGGATTTGCTTCGAGCACGCGGGATTTGCGAAGGCAAAAGCCGCTCAGTGGTGGAAAGCGCGATCCGATCTTCCCGTGCCTGCAAGCGTGGATGCCGCGCTCGCCTTGGCCCCAACCCTGAAGACTCCCAGACGCATCGCGATCCGCATGGAAGGCAAATACAGCAGAGTGACTCGATGCGAGGATCTCGAAATCCGCAAACTTTTTGACGATATCCCATTTTAGGGTATGCTCTTGATCGTGGAATCGGCTTCGGGGGAGTCTCTTATTCCCCGCTCAGGCGCGCCCTATTTCACCGATTCCACATCATGTCATGGGCGCCCTGAGCAGGGGATAGGAGGCTTCCCGAAATGACGCCGACACAGCGCACTTTGCGTCACGAGCGCGAGCTTGGACGAGTCGCCGCCGTGGTCGAGAAGTGGAATCCTCACGTCCGAATCCGGCAGGATCTTTTCGGATGGATCGACGTCATATCGGTCGATCCTAAAGGGTTCGGCGTGATCGGCATTCAAACCACGACTCAACAGAATGCCGCGGCGCGGATCGAAAAGGCCAGGGGTAAATGTTCGGGCGCCCTTACCGCGTGGCTTCTGGCGGGCAATTCTTTGAGGCTTCATTCCTGGGCCAAACGCGGGCCGAGAGGACAGCGCAAGATGTGGACGCTGAGCGAAACGGAAGTAGCGATTTCTAATCTTAGAAGACGATAGAATGACATCCGAAGGCCCCAACGGAGAGATCCCCTCGGCTCATCCGGCCATGGAGGCCTTGAGGAGCCGACGGGGGATCGAGGAGCTTGCGAAACTACTCGAGGCCGAAGGCGAAATCAACGACCACATATCAGCCCTCGGCGAAGCGGCCATCCTCGCTCGCTCGAAAGGCGAATCCGCTCCGGACCCTGCGGCTCTGGCCGCCCTCATCCCCGCATGGCGCAGGATCGAGGATCTCGCCGAGAAGTCCGTAAGAAGCCTCAAGGCTCTGGGCCTCAAGGAGCCGCCTCCGACTTTCCAAGACCTGATCCAGGCTCCTTGCATTCCGCTCAGCGATCTTTCCCACCTGATCGATCAGGAAACGCTGTACACCATCTATCCCATCTGTCCGCGCGGGGCGCTTACGATGGTCCAGGGAATGCCGAAGGGAGGGAAATCGACCTTCTCCCTCTGGCTGGCTCTCTGTGCCGCAATAGGTCACTGGCCGAGCGGTGTTTTCAGGATAGACCGGCCGCTGAAGGTGCTCTTCATTGAATTCGAGGATCGCCCCATCCTCGTCGTCAAGCGCGCGTCCCGGTATCTTGCCGGCGCGGGATTCGATCCTCGAATACTGCCTACGGATCTTCACCTGTGCGACAGTCCTTCCCTCTGGCTCGATTCAGCAAAGTACGAAACCGCTCTTACGGATCACATCAGAGCCGAAAAATACGATCTCGTGATCCTGGATACGCTCTCCTACGTCCATCAGGCCGAAAGCGAAAACGATGCCGCGGACATGAAAGTCCTGACTGCGGCGCTCAAGCGTATTGTCGCGGCAACCGATTGCTCGCTTCTTTTCCTGCACCATACGGGCAAAGGATCGAAAGAGAAGGCGATCAGCGAAGCGGCCAGGGGATCGAGCGTGATTCCGGCGTGCGCGGATGTGATCCTCCACTGGGGAGATCGCGGAGAGACCGACGTTACTCCGCTTTCAGTAACGAGCAAATACGACGACGGCTTTCGCTGTTCGGTCGAGTACGTCCGGAAAGAGGAAGGCGCAATCGAATGGAAAGTGCAGGAGGACAAGCGACCCCTATCTGCACCCCGAGGGCAACAGGGGCTTGAGGCTGTGCTTGCCGCGATATGCCAGGTCGCCCCCCATGAGCCAAAAGGCGTGAGGCAGTCCTCCGTAGTCGCCATGATGTCCGATCAGTCGATGCCGAAGCCCACCGTTTTGCGTCACCTAGGGGAGCTTGTGGCATCCGGAAAGATCGCAAAACGCATCGAAAATCATGCTGTTCTGTACACCATTTCTCATGTATAGCCATGCGTAAGTCCTTGGTAATCGGTCGAGGTCCAAATGCGAGGTCCACTGAGGTCCACGGAGGTCCAATCGTTGCGAGGTCCAAGGTCCACCCCCCCCTACGGGGGGCGGGGGTGGAATGGACCTTGTACCTCCGACCTGGTGAATTGAGACTAGGCCTGATGGCCGGTGGATTGGATTTCAAATGTCTCTAGGAATCGACAGGAGCCGATTTGCCGTGTTGCCGGGCATCAACCGTAGCAGAGCATGGTATTTCCCCGTCTGTTCGGTCTGGCTTGATTTGACCTGAATCAGCTCTATAGCTAGGATTTCCTGGTGATGAGCCACTTTAGAGACTCCATTATAGTGGAAGGTGATGAGGTCCAAATTTTTGAAAAAAAACTACCCGTGGACCTCGCGTGGACCTGGGTCCATTTCGCAAAAAAGTGGACCTCGGAGCTGTAAATTTGGGGTTTAGAGAAATGCGTGAAGATCCTTCCCGCTCGGGTATCTGGCCGGCTATCCCTCCTCAGCGTGAGGGCCTCGAGTCTGTGCCTGATGGATACCCTAGGCCTAGGAGATGGGGAATACCCATCCTGATCCTCATCATCCTCCTCGTTCTCTTCCTCCTCCTCTGGGCCGGTTCATGTTTATGGGGTGCTTCGCGTGATGGAGGCCTTCTAAAGGCGATTTGCCGCGTCGTTCAGGTGCGGGAGGTCTCGGGAGGCTGTTTTGGCGCTATGACGCGCTGTGGGGCGTGTGGCGCATCCTATGGGGCTTATAGGGGCTCGGGTCCTTCCTGGGGGGCCTATGAATGGGGCCCCTGCGCC